TTTTTGAAAAAAATAGGCGGGTGGCCATCCCCAGCGTTCGGGTAGCGGTCGCCACGTTCACCCTTTCAGGTCGCCTACTTTTAATCGTACAGATTATCCCATCTCATGCCTTCCTCCCACGCGATGGCCTCCTCCGTCCATTCGTATTCGCTCGGCTCATCAAAATCCGCACGGTCGTCGGCCTCGCGCAGTTGCGATTCCTTGGCCACGGTGTTGTCACGCTCTTCGTCAAATCGGAATGTCATAATTCACCCTTTCCCTCGGTTGTCAGTGTTCGCCTTCGAGCCGCGTCGTTGCCGTGAGACTGCGAACGGCAACAACGCGCCTCGTCTTACCCCATGTCAACCCCTAATCTTTAATTTTTCCAAAAAAATAGAATTATTCTGGCTGGCTTTCGGTCGGTCGGCACGCGGCTATAAACCTGTCCCGATCAAAACGCGGATACATCGCTTCAAAGTTATCAGCCAGCATTGAAGCCAATAGCCACCTATCACTACGAACAGGGACGCGAGAAACTGATTCGGCTACGATCTTAAAATCTTTCTTAGTCATCTTATTCACCTTTCCAATTCTTAGCCATTTCGGTAGCCGCCAATAGTGACAGCCAGCCGGTTACTGAATGGTGTACCATTTCGCCGTTACTGTCATATCCGGCAAACTCATATTGTCCACGATCACCGCCATAGCTTCCAGTGTGTTGAACAACGCTATACTCATAGCCGTGTTCATTCTTACCTGTTGCTTGTTTGCCAACAATAAAACCGGTCAACTCTTTAAACTCTAATTTAAACATCTATTTCAATTCCTTTTCTAGGGGTGAATAATAACTCGTTTTGGTTTTATAGTTTTCAATTCTTTAACCAACTGGCTGATTTTTTCCGACTTCTTAACGGACAGCTCGCAGGTTTTTTCATATTTAGCTTGTAAGGCGTTTATCTTACTAGTGTGATAAAGCGAACCAAGCCAAACCAACGTAGCGACACCAAAAGCGATTGCAAAATTCTTATTCATTTGTTCCCCCTTTACAGACAACATTCGGTCATATTGTTCCAGTTGAACCGCTTGAACTTGCTCGGCACTTTGCCGTTCCAATCTTCACGATCCTGTTCGTCTATGGTCATTTCCAAAGTCAACCAACCACGAACCGACGAACCGAACGGATTTAGATTTCGCAGTCGAACAGACTCGACTACTCGACCATAACGGATTAGACCGTTATACTTGAACGAAACATAATCGCCGGTTTCGACGCTATCAGCAAACCACTTACGATTCTCAACTCTTTTTTCAAAACTCATAATAAAACCCTTTCAAAAACTCTTAACTTCTTAACTATACTGATTATCGCCTATGGTCGTGACACGTTAGGTCACTGAAACGTATTTTCCTACAAGTTTATGCCATTTTTTCATGACATATTCATATTTTCCCTGACACTCAGGATTGCCTATAGCTGCGCCGGTTGAACTCACCCAGCTACAGATTGCCCACTTGCCTAGTCGATTGCATCGCACTAGGTAACGCATTCCGGTTGGGGTGTCCTTAGCCATTCTTGCTTCATATGGTACGTAGTTCATAATTCTCAAATTTTTCCCTAAAAAATGCCGTTTTTTTCTTATTGAGACTAGTCTCATTAAGCTCTCTCGGTCAGCCCTTCGAGCCGCTTGCTTCACCTGAGACTGTGAAGGCGAAGCAAGCGCCTAGTCTTACCTCACCTACCTGTGTCAATAGCAAATCTAGAATTTTTTAGAAATAAATAGAGGTTTATTCCCTAAGCCCTACCATATAATCTATAGTAATCTTCACATTGTCAAGGGGGTAGTTAGCAATATTGTAATCAGTATCTACTACTAACACGGGGCTACTGTTCACATCTGGGTTATCTAGTATAAACATAGCAGCGGCATCTAGTGGGCTATCAGCATCTACCCATTGGCTAATGGTACGAGCTTGTACCATATGCTCACCTTGTAACTTGTCCATTGGTAATATATTACCCTGTACCTTGTATCTCATTTGTATGCCTCGCTTAATTCCCTACCCATAAAATTCTTATAAGCTGCTTCCACCTCTTGCAGCTTATCAAGCCAATAGCTATCGGC